GGCGGTGGGGGCGAGGTTCCCGCTCGGGCGGGCGACCCGGTCGAACTGGACGGCCACGGTCCAGCGGCGCTCGGTGCGGCCAGTGGTCGTGCTGATCCTGGTGGTGTCGCCGTGGGTGAGGTCGGTGCCGGCCACGGTGAAGTACATGTCCAGGGTCAGCGGGTCGGAGTGGCGCAGCATGAACACCTCGCCGTGGGCCAGGACGGCGACCAGGTCCTGGGCGGCGTCCAGGCTGGGGCACGAGAACTCCATCGTGCCGCTGGCGAAGTTCAGGCCGCGCAGCACCGGGATCGGGTCCGGCCGGCCGACGATGCGGTGCATGCTCGTGCCGGTCTCGCGGCGCTCGGTATGCGTCGTGACGTAGGTCTGCTCGGCGGTGAGGCCGCCGGCGAGGATCAGGCTCAGGGACGGGTGCAGCGGGCACGTCAGGTACAGCCGGGCGTACTGGGTGATGGCCGGGGTGACCGTGACGGTGGCCACGATCGCGGTGCCCGCGTACACGGCGTACGTGATCGGGACCGTGTCGGCGATGAACGAGTACTCGTAGTCGAAGACGTCGAAGGAGACCGCGGCGTTGGGGAACTTCCCGTTCTCGACCCGCACGGCGGCGGTGCCGTTGATGTCGGTGCGGATGACGCCGGTGATCGTGGCGGACGGGGCGGGGTTGTCGATGTGCAGCCGGATCCGCTGCAGGGTCCTGGAGCCGATGGTTGCGGTGACGGCCATGTCAGTCCCTGCTCTCGCCGCGGCGGACGCCGGAGTGTTCGCCCGGGGTGTCCACGACGGCCTTCACCCTGACCGTGCGGGACTGGGACAGCCAGTCGCTCATCTGCTGGTTGGCGAGGGCGAAGTCCGGGTCCACGGTGACCGTGGTGGATCGGTCCTTGGCTGCGGCGTCGACCCGATCGCTGGTCCGCTTCGCGGTGCCCTTGTCGTCCACGGTGACCTTGGTGTCCTTGGCCGGGGGGATCCCGCCCAGGGTCTTGATGTAGTGGCGGGCCTTGGTCTCGGTGATCCCGAACGCCTTCGCGACCTGCTTGACGAGGACGTTTTCCTGGGTGCGCATCTTGCGGGTCGCGACGTCAGAGTCGGTGCCGGTGTCGACCAGGGCGTCGCCGTAGTCCTGAATGCCCTTCATCGCGTTCTGGACGGCGCGCAGGTTGTCCCGCCCGGCCGCGGTGCTCTTGGAGAGGGAGTCGCCGTTCTTGTCCTGGGCCTCGCTGACGGCGTCCAGGGCGTCGCGCATGTCGAGCTCGTTGCCGACGGCGCCGGCCTTCAGGCCGGCCGCGATCCGCTGCTGCTCGTTGTTGCCGATCAGCGCGGCGGTGTTGCCCTCGACGGCGCCGGTGTTGTCGTCGGTCGCCTCGGACGTCTCGGGCATCAGCTGGTTGAGCAGGTCCTGCTTGGCGCGGGCGTCGCTGTAGGCGTTGCCCTGCTCGGACAGCGCCGCGCGCAGGGTGTCGATGGCGATGATCTGGTTGCGGATGTGGCCCTGCTGGGCCAGTGACGCGGTCGGGTCCTGCAGCGCTGATCCGAGGAAGCCGAGCTGCTGGGTGAGCAGGATCTGCGCCTGGGTCAGTTCGCCGGCGTCGCCGGTCAGACCGGCGAAGTACGTCTGCAGCTGGCCGACGGTCAGCCCGGTCTGGTCCAGCATCTGCTGGAAGTCCTCGACGTTGTCGACGTCGAAGGCCTCTTTCAGCTGCTCGGCATCGCTGATGATCCCGGCCAGGGTGTCCATCTTGAACTCGGGGGAGATCGTGCCGCCGCTCTCGCGCAGCTCCTCGAAGATCGACAGGACCCGCTCTCGGAAGGCCTCTGCGGCTTCCTGCGACTTGGAGAACATGTTGCGGGCGAGGCCGATCCCAACACCGATGACGGCGGCGCCGATCATCCCGGCCGGGCCGAGCGCGGTGACCAGGCCTCCGACGGTGCCCTGCACGGCATCGACCCCGGAGGAGACCGACCCGTCGAACGAGGCGAGGGTCTCGCCGACGTTCTGCTTGGCCTCGCTGGAGAACTCGCGCAGGGTCGCGGATCCCTTGTCGCCGACGTCGTCGACCTCGGCGCGGACCTTCCGGCTGCTGGTGCGCCCGGCGGCCTCGACCTCCCGGAACGCCGTCTTGAAGCTCTTGGAAATCTTCTCGGCTGAGGCGTCGGCGGTCTTCGCGGCGTCCTTCAGGTCGCCGCCGACCTTGGCGTCTACGTCGGAGCCGGCGGTGCTGATGTCGTCGAGGGCGTCGGCGACGTCGTCGAGGGACTCCTCGAGGTCGCGGGTGCCGCGCAGGAAGCCGTCGACGTCCGCGATGAACGGGATCTTGATGGCCACCCCGGGTCACCGGCTCTCGTCGGCGGCGTCGCAGTAGGTCTTGACGATCAGCTGCGCCCAGAGCCTGGGCACCCGGTGCTGCATGTCGGCGAGGGTGTTGAACACCGGGCCGCGCCGGCGGCGGGCCGGCAGTTGGTGGGTGGTGTGCCGCTTGCCCTTCATCCGGTTCTGGTCGGCGCCCAGCTCGACCGCGGCCCAGGTGGTGTCGGGGACCAGGCCGCCGCGCAGCGCCCGCGTGCTGGATGCGGCGATGAACTCGGGCGGGTTGCCGGCCTTGATGCGGGCGCCGGGGACCAGGACGCGGCGCTCGAGCGGGGTCCGGACCCGCCCGGCGATCCCGGAGCGCCAGGGCTGGTTGAACGTGGTGCGGGTCGCGTCGTTGATGTCCTTGCGCAGGCCTCGGTCGGCCGCCTTGAACGCGAGCACGGCGGCCTGCAGCGCCCGGTCGTCGCCGACCTTCACGACCATGACGTGTCAGGCCTTGGCAGCCTTGGCGCCCTTGGCGTCGGCGGCCGCCAGCACGGGGTACGTGGGGACCGGGCGGCCCTGCACGCCGAGCGTCACCGACCCGACGCTGAAGGCGTCCACGGTCCCGCCGATCGACCCCGAGGACATGATCAGGTCAGCGGCCCATTCCGCCTGGGGGCTGTTCACGTCGGGCTTGAACGTCGCCGACTTGACCTGACCTTCGTTGGCGAACAGGTAGCTGGACAGGGTGTTGATGGTCGACCAGTCCTGGGCGTAGGCCAGGGTGCAGGCCCAGGTCGGCGCGGACTGGTCGGTGAACACGGCGTTCGGGGACAGGCCCTTCCAGGTCTGCAGCTGCGTAGTCGGCACGAACTCGACCTGCGAGACGTGCATCTCGAAGTTGTCGGTGCCGATGAGTAGCGTCACGTCCTTGAGCACGAACGGCTTCACGGGTACGACGGTCATGGCTGAGCTCCTTCTGGCTTCTGCATGGTGATGACCACGGCGATGCGGTGGGCGTTGAACTTCTCGTCGAGCACGACCCGTTCCGACGTCGTCCAGCGCAGGGGCTGCGCGTTGTCGACGGCGTCGAGGACGTCGTCGACGGCGTCCTCCAGGGCGAGGTCGGCCGCGGCGGGGTCCTGCAGCGGCGACAGCACGAACACGTCGAGGGTCCAGTCCCGGCACTGCGGCGGCAGCGCCGCGTTGTGCTCGACCCGGGCGACGGTCACGGCGAGGGTGACGTCGGTGACGTTGTCCGGTAGCCGGCCCAGGACCGGCCAGCCCAGCGGCGTCAGGACGGCGCCGACCTCGGTGAGCGCGGACACCCGGGCTCACCCGATCCGGGGCACGGCCGGGCGGGGCCGCAGCAGTTGCTTCACCTGGGTCGACAGCGGCCGGACCCGGATCGCGTAGTCGCCGTTGAAGCCGATGACCTCCCCTTCCCCGGCGCGGGTGGCGGCGTAGTTGTCGCGGGCCTGGGCCAGCTGCGCCTGGCGGTACCGCTCAGGTACGGCCGCTGCGTCTGGCAATGCGGGCGCGTACACGGCCACCTGCTCGTAGGCGGACTGCAGCAGCGCTGCGACGTCCTCGTCCGAGAGCGTCACGGAGTCCGGCCACAGGCCCTCGATCCCTTCGGTGTCTACCCACCCGATCAGCGTCACCGTTCCACCTCCGCCCTGTCATGTCGGCCCGCCATGTCACCTGACGTGTCAGTGACACGTCACCCCTTCTTGCGGCCCTCGTCGGCGTCGGCCTGGTCGTCCTGGGCGAAGGGGATGACCGGCGCGGTGGTGACCAGGGCCAGGCCACGGGCGTCGTGGACGATCGTGCCGTCGTAGCCGAACACGGCCTCGTCGACGGAGCCCACGGCGATGGCCTGGGCGTTGACCCTCAGCGGGGATCCGGGCAGCTCGTAGTGGGTGGACGCGGCCTTGATCCCGGCCAGGAGCTGGCCGTCCGGGACGTCGGGGTGAGGCACGATCCGGAAGCCGGCGAAGTCGCCTTCGGTCAGGCCGAGCGACTGGGTCAGGAACGTGAGGGCGTCGTCCTGGGTGGTGAAGGCCATGTCCCGCCACAGGTCTTTCGCGACGACCGCGAAGGACGGCGTGCCGTAGTCGACCAGCGCCAGAGCGGCGTCGACCAGCGCGGCCCAGCCGGCGGTCTGCCCCGCGGGGACGGCGCCGGGGGTGACCGGGGCGGCCTCGGCGAGCAGGACGGCGAGGCAGTCCAGGTCCGTCTTCTGGGCGTAGTCGAGATTCATCATCCGCAGGTACGACGCCAGAACGCCGGCGTCGGGGAAGTCGAAGATGGCCCGGTCGAGCCGGTTGCCGCCGGCCCAGCGCTGCGCGGCCTCGTTCACGGGCGCCAGTGAAACCGGCGTGGAGTTGATCTCGGCGATCGCGCCGGGGTACTTGGCCACGGTGGGCTTCTCGACCCACCGGAAGCCCTCCAGCCGCAGCG